TTTCAGAAACCTGCCCGTGACGGTCAGGATTCAGAAACGAAGGGTTCCTCAGTTTGCGACCGTAATACGCAGTGTGGCGCCACAACTCATCACGGTTTACTGTGATGGGTATCGTGACGGCACTACGTATACGGACGCGCCCGATTCTATCGAACTCCCAGACGTAGTCTTCCTTTATGAAGTACTCATCGTACTCCACTAGTGGACCGACGCCGGGTGAGTTTTGTTTGAATCGTTCACGGGATCGCTTACGCACGAGGTCGGCTGCGTACCCAAACTCCTTACGGAGATTGAGACGTATGCCAGCCCGTACAAGGCGATTATGAAGGCGAACGTAATCATGAGGTCTCGTGCAGACGTCTTTCTGATAACAGGGAGTAACCTCCTCATTATCAAAATAATGCCTGCCGCAAGACTCATAAAAACGACTCCCAGAAGTGAATGACTTTCGTTCATTGATAGTAAACCCGGCCCATGTTAGAACTTCTAACGCGGACCGATAGTCGCAATCAAGAACTACAAGGTCATCCCCGTATACTGAGGACATGCCCCCTTTGCATGAAGAACTAAGTAGGCAGGCGAAGATCAGCGACTCAAGCTCGAAAGTATAGGCATTGCCCATACTAGAGAACTTGCTTAGCAAATATCTTCTGCCTTTATACTCAGTGAACTTGCATCGGACCGAGTCCAACAGCTCATACCACTCACGCGGTAGAAGCAGCTTGACGAGGTTGGCACAAAGAGTATCACTAGCCGAGCTAAGATCGAGGGTAGTTAGGCCCCAATCCTTCGCTAGACCAGCTAGGTTCTGATTGATCGTCTGGTCATTCAGATCCACTCCAAACCGTAAAAGCCTTTGCCTAATATAGCGACCAATGCCCTGCTGAATAAAACTATTCAGTGTGGGCTCGGCCGCGATTGGGCGATGGGTCTTTACGGTCTTTGGGACCATCACCATACGGTTTGCTATAACCACCTTGAGGTGGCTAAAGGGACCGACGAGCGATCCTAAGTAGTCGTCTCCCTTAAGGAAACGACATGCCCAGGGTATCGCATCGAAAGTGATGGATGGTCTACAGGATTTCTCGGCATGTG